GTAGGAACTACATTCGTAGCAAAAAACACAAAAAGAATGTTACTAAACCTAAGAAGTAAAAGGGTTTCATATCCCAACACTTGGAGTTTCTGGGGTGGTAAAATTGAAAAAGGCGAACAACCAATTGATGCCTTACGTAGAGAGCTAACTGAAGAAATGGGTTTCGTTCCTCCTATGGAAAAGTTAAATCCTCTTGACACGTTTAAATCACCTGACAACGGATTTATATATTATACATACGTTATTATTACTCCAAAAGAATTCATTCCTTCACTAAATGACGAAAGTTCTGGTTATGCGTGGGTAGACATAGGCAAATGGCCTAAACCCCTACACAGCGGCGCTAAAATTACATTAAACAGCAAGAAAAACATCGCGAAGATTAAAAAGCTTTGTTTGCCGTAATGCATAATGCCTAAATAGTAATACTATTGGAGCAATATGAGTAACATTTATCAAATACATCAAGCCCGTATGATCGGTGATTTAAAACACTTTCGAAAGAAAAGAGCTGTTAATAAAACTCTTGCAAACTATCTTTCTGACTACGGTATCACAAAGAAAGAGTTCTATGAGTATATGGACGGTGTTGATAAAGAAGAACAACGAGCCTTGCACAAAGTATTAGTAGACGCTTATAATTTTTATAGCCAACATACTGCTGACACAGATTTACAATTAAGATATGATATAGAAGATGTATATTACACAATAACCAGTAACTTGAGAACACTCGATCAACGTTATAAATTTCCCAGTATATTAACCAAATACAGGCAAGGAATAAATCCTGTAAGAGCTTTGTATTTTGAAATAGCAGAATGCCGTATTAACTTTGATCTAAAAAATTCAAGCCACAGGTTCGTGTATGACATATTCTTGCAAGAACATTTTTTCCCACAATTGAGACTTGATATTGAATATGATATTATCAGTTTACAGAAATTAGAACAGAGATACATTGATATAAAAACAAACTATCCGTTTTTCACATATCCTATTAGCTATTATCACGTACAAGAGATGTTAAAAGACTTTAAAAAATGGGCTGATGTTTATAAAGATTTCAATGAAAATATAATACAAGAATTAAAAAGAAAGTATGACTAGATTAATACGTTAATTAATCTTACTAGATTTTCAGTATCGTCATCTTCAAGTGCCTTACCAATTACGAATACACAATTAGTTACACCTGGGTGTGCTTCTCCAACACCTGGAGTATCACTGGTTACAATTAGATCACCTTTGGCAACTGGTCCCATTACACTTACAGGAACTTTACCTCTCAATGCAACTGGTACTGTTGTACCTTTTTCTTCGCTGTTCATTAAGTATGCTGGATTACTAGAAACAACGCCTGCAACTTTGTGATCCATTTTTGTGGTTGATTGTGTTACTTCAGCTGAGCCACCGTGTACAACAATAGTACCTGCATCATATTCTTTGTCTGATGTATAAAGCTCTGCCAAGTCAGCATATTGAGCCGTTGTTGCTGTTAAGTATGCTATGCCGGCCTGCATATTTGCGTTTGCCGTAACTGTAATATCTGTAGCAGTACCATCACTTGTTGTAGTCGCCGCTATAAATCTATCACTTGTTTCATCCCAGAACCAAGCCGCATTATTTTCACTTGATCCTCTTTGTACCATAATACCTGCATCAGTGGTGTTGTTTGCTGGCTGTGATGAATGTTTGTTTAATATAATAACCGGATCTTCAACTTCTAATGTTTGCACATCAACTGTTGTTGTGTCACCATCAACAGTCAAGTTACCTGTAATAACCACGTTACCTGAATATGTTCCATCTTTAAATGCACCTGTTTGTGTTGCTGTAACACCACCAGTAATATTAATACTACCTGTTCCAAATACCTGAGCAGTATTTAAATCTAGATCTCCACCAAGTTGTGGAGTAGCATCTTCAACTACATTTACAATACCATCTTCATAGTTGTCATCAGCCATTTCCCATTTGCTTGATGTACTGTTGTATTTTAAAATTTTGTTATTAGCAAGTCCTGATGTGTCAACGTCATTCATTTCAGCAATGGTGTTTTCCGTTGCTACTTGATCATCAACATATTGTTTAGTTGCCGCATCCGTGTTCGCCGCCGGTGCACCTAAATTAGAAATTTTAAATGTTTTAGCATCTAAGGCTCCGCCTAATTCTGGAGTAGTATCTTCTACAACATTTTGCATAATACTACCATTAACAATAACTTCTGTTAATTGTATGTAACTTGTTGCTGTTCCACTTGTTTGTGCTGGATTTGTTTCTAATGAAATAGTATTAGCACTTGCAAAAAATTCAATTGCATAAGTGTGAGTGCCTGCACCAACAGTTTCAAACACATCAAAATTTGAATTGATTGTTTGTACTGTGGTTGCTGTTACTGAATACTTTTCTTCTGCCAATACAGCTGGCGTTCCTGATGTTCTTTTTAATTGAGCATAAAAATCACAATTACCTGAACCGGTAATTTTGTATCTTGAATGTGCTTCAATTCTAACTTTAGTTGAGCCTACAACCACTATATTATCTGATAAACCACTTGCCGATCCTGCCGCTAATGATGTACCATTAATTGTACTGTTGGTTGTATGAGTGGCTGTCTGCCAATTAGCAACTGAATAGCCTACTGTAGTTGGTACAAACTGTGAACCGTTCCATTGTAAAATATTGTTTGTTGCTATACCACTTGTATTGACATCTGATAAAGTATTAATACTTGCCGCGGCAATACGAGCGTCAGCTCTTGCATCTGTGAAATAAAGTTTTGTTGCGTGTTCTGTTAAGTTTGCTGTAGAAAAATTAGCAATACTTGAAACTTGTCCTGTGAATGACGCCGGCGATGCTGACACGTCTACTATCACTGTGCCGTCACCTTTTCTAACATTACCTGTGTGTATTCCTGTTGAGTTACCTGTTAGTGTTGCTTGTATCGTTGCGTCACTACCATTTGTACCTGCATCTAAAATTTTTGTTGTCGTGTTACTTGCATAAACATCACCGATTAAATTTCCTGTCACGTTACCTGTTGTATTTCCTACTAGGTTACCTGTCACGTTACCATTAACTGCTCCTGTTAATGCACCTGTGAATGTTGTTGCTGTTACTGAGCCAGAACCTAAATTAACTGTTCCTGTGGCTGTTAAATCTGTAAATTTACCTGTGGAGTGTGATGAGGCACCTATTGTTACACCATCAATCGTACCTGCATTGATATCAACTGTTGATATTGTACCTAATGCAAAGTTTTCAAATGTAGCATTATTAAAATCTACTTTTGACGTACCTTTTCCTAAAAATGCCCAAGTACCATTTCCACTTGCTTCAGTATATTTTATACTTGATATGATCGATCCAGCCTCTTCTATCTCAATACCACTTGTTGATGGCAATGATGAATTACCCTTATTAAGTGTTAGTAAGCTATCACCTATTGACAAGTCCGTAGAGCTGATCGTCGCTGTGTTACCAGCAAACGTAACCTCTGGTGCGAAGTGAATAGTACCCGATGATCGTCTTGTTGTCTTGGCCGCCATATATGTTATGTTCTCCTACAAATATTTAGCCATTTTGTTAAAAGGATTGTTAATGTGCTGATTTGCTGTAATGCAAAACGCCCGGCATAAAACCGGGCGTTTTTAGAAATGTTGTTCTTACTGAACAATAAATTATCGATTATAGGAACGATAAGTTACCGTGAGTAATAGCAATTTTCGACAAGTAATCACCTGCGTTACCAAGAGATGAAGCTGTGTTGTCTAATTGTACGTAACCGTATCTAGACATAAAGCTTACTACTGGTTCGAACGTAGTTGGATCAATTACAACGCCTGATGACATTAATGGGATGTACGGACAATAAAACGCCGCGGCATCTACTTCACCTGGACCTTTGTAACCAACTAGTGCTGGTGTTGAATCTGGAGCGTATGAGTTAACATATACTCTCATTGCACCGTTCAAAGTACCAACCATTTTAGTATTAGTTGGAGCTTCAAAAGTACCTTCAGTTGTTCTTGCGAAAGCTGAAGTTGTCGCTGATTGAAGAACTGTTAAAGCTACTGGTGATAATACAACCCAGTTACCTGCGCCTCTTCTTGTTCTTTGAGCGATTCTATTAGCTTCTCTGTTAATCATAGTGGCAAATGCCGCGTGTTCGTCACCGACGAATGTTGCAGTACCTGTAGCCGCTGACTGGTCGTATGTACCACCAGTTGATGCTAATGATTCTAGAGAGAATAAAATCTCTTGATCAATCTCTGCTGTTATTTCTTGTGCAAGAGCGGCCATAATTTCCGCTTCAACATCTAAACCGTGCATCGCGTTAGCGTCTTGTGACGATTCGAATGTCCATCTTGCTGAAAGTTTTCTTGTTCTTGCTTCTACTGTTTGTTTTAAGATTTGGATTGATAATTTATTACCACCTCTACCTTCTAACGAACTTGTAGCCGCCGCAGTATCAGTTGTAGTACCTTCTTCACCCGAATAACCTCTTGCTATTTGGAATGGAGATAGTGCTTCTGAACCGGCTGTTACACCTTGATCTGTTTCTGCGTATCTTACTCTTAATGTGTGGATCTGCCCAACCGGACCAGTCATTGGTTGTACACCGATGATCTCGTTCGCGATTACAGTAGGCATAACCCGTCTAATTACTGGTAATACCACTTTGTTTAGTGCGGCAACGTTGCCGGCACCTGTTGCACCTGCTGAAGCGGCCTCTGCCAAATATTTCTGTGTATTTTCTAACACAGCAGACATAGTGTCTTTCTTTTGGCCTTGTAGACCTTCCAGTAGAGCTGTTTTAGTGTTGTCCCAATTTTCAGTTATCATTTTATCTGACATAATAGTTTAACTCCTTAACCCTGCTAGTCGTTTAATATTAACGATATCGTTGTTTGTTTTGTCTGAGCCTTGCTCAGTTTCTCTATCACCTGTGTGCTCTGTGATAATAATTTTACCATCATTTGCCACTGGCGCCGCTGTTTCGTTTAATACAGCTGGTAGATACTTCTCAAATTGCTTTTTTAAATTTGCAGTTTGAACTGATTCTAATAGCTCAGTCATTACCTGACGTTTGTCTTTTGCTAATGGACCGACTAATTCGGTTAAAGTTTTTTCTCTAGCAACTTTATCTTCTGCTATTCTAACTTTAGTTTCCATAGTTTTAACTTGGTCATCTTTTGTTGAAAGGGCCGCCTCTGCTTTCGCAGTTGCTTCTTTCTCATTTGTAAGTTGTGACTGCAACTTACGAATTTCACCACCTTCTGAAAGGTATGAACTCATATATTCACCTGCAAATGATTCAAACACTTTTCTACCAAAGTCATTTTCTTTAGCGACTTTAATATCTTCTTTAAGTGCTTTCATTTCATTTTTAAGTGTCGAAGTAACCGTTTTCTCAACAATGTCTGATGCTCTTTTTACGAAAGCCGCTTTAGTATCTTCAATAATTTTTTTACCTTCTGATACTAATTTAACTTTTGTTTCAACAACATCTTTTTTGTCTTGGCTAAATTCAGTTAATTCATTGGAGAGTTGTCTGACTACAAACTCTTCCAAGTTTGTAAATTGACCTTTAAGTGCACCTCTATCTTCTTGTAACTCTTTTACTTCTTTTACAAGAACGCTAGAAACGAATTTTTCCAACATTTTTGAATGTTCTGCTAAACTATTTTTCACTGCTACTCTTTCAGCAACTACTTTAGCTTTATCTTCAGCAAATTCTGAAACTTCTTTTTTCATTACTTCACCGATCATTTTGTCCATAGCTTCCACTATGTTAGCTTTGTCATTCGCATAACGTTGAGCAAACTCTTCTCTTAATTCTGCAGAGATGTCCTCTCGCGCCTCAGACAGCTTGTTCTCCCAAGCTTCTTGAACTTTTGATTTAACGTCTTCAGATAAACCATCAGTTCCAAAGATTTCTGTAATATCTGCCATCTGATTCTCCTTATTTCTTGTTTAGCTCTTCTATTAGTTTAGTTATAGAATCAGCCAAATGTCTTTGTGCTCTAGGATCGTGCAAAGCCGCATTTCCTAAACCAAAAAGTTTCTGACCACCACGCATATTCCATAAGCCTTCATAAATGGCTTTTGGATAGGCATCCGGAGCTGACGGTTGGGCAACAATATCTACTGTAATGATTTCAAAACCTTGAACTTCACCACTCTCGTTAACGTTACCTGATCCTCTAGAACTAACTCCTAATTTAACACCACTTTCAGATAATGTAGTTATTATCTTTCCCATTGGTGTCGGCATTATTTTAAGTTTACCTAGGCCATTTGGACCATCCATCCACATATCAGTAATCATATGACTAACTCTGTCTAAGTTTACTGTTAAATTGTCTGGGTGATCCGCTTCACCTAAAACACTATATCCTGAATTTAATCTCTCTTTGATATTACCTACCGCATTAGAGATCTCAGAAATTGGATAAACTCTTTGATTCTGGTTTTTAACTCCACCTTGAATGAAAACACCCTTCATATGAAGATCTTTTTTTGCACCATCTTTACCTTCGTGCAATACTTCGATTTGTGCTTGATCAAATGTCAATGCTTCGTTTAATAATTGAACCATAAATCTATCTCCTTAACACTCAGCAATTACTTGCTGGCTACTGGTGACTTCGCAGATGAATCTGAACCATCTGTGTTGTCAGCCTTTGGTGCTTCCTTCATATCACCTGTGTTACTAGAACCCATATCTTTAGGTGCTGGTGCAGAACCGCCTTTTTCGTCCGATGATGTTGATGCAACTGGTGTTGCTCCCATATCTTTCATATTAGGTGATGCTACTGGTGATTTAGTGTTATCTGAACCGTCTGGCATAGCTACGTTACCTACTGCTTTCAACTCTGCTTCAACAACTGGTGTTTCAACTTCTTGTGTTGACTCATCAGCTTCCATATCTGCAGGCATCTCAACTTCAGCTTCTTCTTCGCCTTCGCCTTCACCGTTCATAATATCATCAAATTTAGCTTTAAGATCTTCTAATGCTGATTCTAAATCTTCTACTCTGTCTTCAACTTCCTCGTGATCGTGATTGTCTGACTCACCGTCTTCGTCACCATCATCTTCGTTAGTTTCTTCGTAGTCAATTTCTTCAGCATCTGATTCAGCTTTTGCTTTTAACTCATCTTTAAGATCAGCTTCTGCATCACCTGTTTCAGATCCTACTGCTTCTGTAGTTTCTTCTTTTGAATCTTCTTCTTTTGCTTCAGTTGTAGCTTCTTCTTTAGCGTCTTCTTCTTTTGCTTCAGTTGTAGCTTCTTCTTTAGCGTCTTCGTCTTTAGATTCTTCAGTTACTTCTGTTGCTTCAGT